AAAATCTGCTGGTATCTCTTTTGTTATTTCAATAGTTCCTAAGTTTTCTTTCTGACATTTGTTACCTTTATCATCATAGTAAATATCTTTTAATTTAACAGCTACAGTTTCTTTTATTTCATATCCAGTAGCTTTTTTATACAATGCATTTTCAACTTTAAAATCAGCCTTGTTTTTACCCCTTTTTAAACTTTCTAAAATGTCTAAATGATCTTTTTTATAGTTCTCTAACGTCGCTCTACTTATGCCTAAATTATAAGCAATTTGCGTTTCAGATAATCCCATAGAAGCCCATAGTTCAACGTCTGCCAGTTTTTCTTTAACTTCATTCCATTTACTTTTTGCCATGTGAAAACACCTCCTTTCTATTTAGACAATCATGTTTTTAAATGCCTTGATTTTCGAAGTATTTCCCAACTTTTATAACCTCTCTTTTTTTAAATATTTTCATTTAGTAATACAACCACCTTTAAACTGTTGGTATTACTATGCTTATGAGTACTTTCACTATATTTTTGAATGTGACATTTTCTTAGGGAATAAGACATTGACTTTTTTATGTGCATATAATGGAAGATTTATTTTTTATTTCACTTCAATGTGAACCCACTAAAAAATAAGACATTCATTAAGTAAAAAAATAAAAAGTTTAATGGATTAGATCATTTAGTGTTTCTGAATAATTATCAAAAACTTCCCTATCTAAACCCAAGTAAACTTTAGTTTCTTCTATTGAACTATGACCTAACATTTCTTTTATTGCTAATAAATTATGTTCATTCTTCTCATATATTCTATATGCATAAGTTTTTCTCATTGAATGTGCACTGATTTTTTTTATTTCAAAATAATCAGCAGCTTCTTTTAATATTTCAGATACTCTTTTAACTTGTATAAACTTTCCTTTTCTGCTAGGAAACATATAGTCATAGTCATTCATATCTTTAATATATTCTTCAAGCTTCTTTCTTAAGTTTTTTACTATTATGACTTTTCTAGGCTTTCTATTCTTTTCTCTAATATTTTTAGAATTAAGTTTTTTACCTTCCATAATAGTAAAATAGCCAGTATCCAATGAATTTTTAATATCTCTAACTTTTAGCTTTATTAAATCACCAGCTCTATATCCTGTCGCTATTCCTAATATAAATAACATATAATTTCTCTCACTTCTTGCTTTTAGAAAATCTTGAATATCATATACATCCTGAATATCTTTAATTGGATTCGCTGGTTGTTTTTTCTTTCTACTTGGTGGACTAATATTTGATTTAACTTTCTTCATAATCTCACCTATTTCTTTCATCATTTCTAAAGCATTTCTCTATATCTGCTTTAGAATATGGATTGTAGTATAATACTACTTCTTCACATGTTTTTTTATCTTTGCAATTATTACAATTCAAAGGAGATTTAGCACATAATACTTCTTTTCCTTCAAACTTAATATTTAGCTTAATTTTCTTACCCATATTTCTAAACCTCCTTCAATTTAATTGAAAAAAATAAACCAGTAGAACTATATATTGTGCCCTGAAAGGTTTTCACATCCTTTCAAATATATTTTTGTTTCTACTGGTTAATAAATATAACAAAGGCACCTAGAAATTTTCTAAGTGCCTTCTTTTAACTGATTACAGTATAACATAGATTAAATTACAAGTGGTATTACAAAATTGTGCAATCTTTGTGCAATTTTAGTGCAATGACTATGCAATACTTAACTTACTAATTGCTTGATCTAAAATATAATATATCTGCCTTCTACTCCTAAATAATTTTTTTGTTGCTTCTGCAATACTGCTTTTATCAATAATAACCATCTTGACTACTTGTCTTTCTACATCTGACAACGCTCTTAATGCATTATCTACTCTTTGATTTGCAATTTCATATAATTCAATCTTTTTTTCTAAATTTTCAATCTGATTCATTACATAATCATTATTTTTACAATTAATTGATGTCTGCACCCTCTCTTCAAATCCCATTGCACCAAGCTGTTCTCCAACTTTTAGCTCTTCTATTTTAAGTTTCATGTCTTGAATTTCAATCTCTCTTAATTTATATAAAGCTAATTCTTTTCTTACTTTCTTTTCCATATTCATACCTCTCTATTTTTCAATATAGTTAATAACATTTTTGATAACTAAATTAATACTTCCATCTCCATTTCTAACAACTTCAAATTTTGATTTATCTTTATATGCATCTGAATTAATATATAAATCAATTTGCTTGTCTATATTTAATCTAACTCTCTTTAATCTCTTATCTATATATCTTTCATCAATATGCACATTTTCATCTGCACATTTCATTTTCATGTCTATAGCAAAACTTTCTTTCATTATTGGATTGTCCTTGAATAACTCTTCTGCTACTTCATCAATATTTAAATTTTCTTCTTCTCTTAATTTATTTTTAATATTAACTCTAACTTCTTCTGACTTAGCAGCATCATCAGTTATATTCCTTCTTATCCATTCTTCACTATACTTCATGAAATTTTTTGTACTATCTCTCTCATTGGTAATAATACTTGCACCTAGAAATGAATTAATAAAATAATTTGCTCCATATTCCTCATCTTTACTTGGTCGTTGTTTGTCTAATATAAACAAATTATATTGCTCATCTTCTCTTACTGGCTTAATAAAGGCAGCTTTATTTATTTTATTACTTGGAAGTCCTGCTTCTTGTGGAATTATACCTATTCCTATTTTTTGCTCTATAAACTGAATCTCATGCGTAAAATTTTTAATATAATCCATTTTTAATATTCCTATCATAGGTCCTTGGTCTGTCATTAATGACACTATTATTAAGTCTCCTGTAGGAATATTTACATTACCTTTCATTATGAAAAATAGCTGTCTGGCCAATTCTTTAGATAAATTAATTATATTATTATCAATTCCATTTAAATAATCTTGAACCACTTCTTTAACAATATTCCTACCTTCTTTAAATTTTCCATACGCTAAATTCTCATCATTTAATGCTCTTTCAGTATGTTTATAAATATATTTATAAACATCTTCATCTAGTTCTAAGCTAAACTCATTAAGAACTGGCTCATCTGCATTACTATCCAAAATATGAATCACTGCTTCATTGATATTTATATCATTTACATATTCCATTCCTTAGCCTCCTTATGAAATTTTCTTTAAACATTTATGGTAAAATGGCGCCCTTTTATTATCCCAACTAACATTTGCAGTCTCACCATTGTTATATATGCTTTTTACTATTCCTGATTTTTTTTGCTTATCATAAATAAATTCAACTAAATCTCCCACTACTAAATATTCCTCAGGCATTTTTTTGCTATTTTCTAAAATAACAACTTCATTTTCCTTAAAATTAGGTTCCTGTGAATACTCTAATATCCAACCTCGTGGATTAATAACAATTGTTCTATCTGGCATTTCAATTATTATATTTGCATCACCTTTACGTTTAATATATTCTTTTACATTCATGCCTTTTAATTTTTCTAATTGAATTTCATTAACTTCTCTATCTTGATTAACTACCAATATTTCATCCCCAGGAAGTAACTCCATATCTTTTTTTAATTCTAATTCATTTACCCCATTTTTATTGAAATATAATGTCCTATCCTCAATTTCAACTAGTAGTGCTCCACACACTTGTTTAACAATTCTTATGCAATTTTTTTTATATATGTTTATTATCTCATTGAAGTTATCTTCTTTTATGAATAGTTTTTCTGTTCTTTTTTCTTTAGTTTCTTGAATTGGTAAATTAAACAAATCAATTTGACCTTCTAAAATGTTTATTTTTTTCAACTACCTCACCTCTCATTTGATTTTCATGTGATAATTGATTGATATAATTATTAAACTACTAATTTTCTATATTCATGCCTTAAATTATCTTGAGATAATTGGGCATATATTTGAGTTGTAGATGGTGTTGTATGTCCAAGTATTCCTTGAACTCCTTCAATTCTCATACCACTATTTAACAGTCTAGTTGCTTGAGTCCTTCTAAATTTGTGGCAATGGACTCTTTCATCAACTCCTGCTCTATTTTTTATTTTTGCTAAAATTAATTGTAATGCTCTTACTTTAATATGCTCATGTGAACCCCTTTCTGAGATAAACAAATATTCTGATTCTCCTTCTCTTGAACTTAAATAACCTTGCATATGCAATTTAGCTTTTGTAGAAAAATAAACTATTCTCTCTTTATTGCCTTTTCCAAGCACCTTTATACTTCTCTCTTGCCAATTTATATCTTCTAATTTTATATTATCCAATTCCGATATTCTGCAAGCAGTGCTATCTAAAAGTTCAAATAAAGCTTTTTCCCTTTCAGTCTTACATGCTTCTCTTAACCTTTCTAAGTTTTCAGGTTGATAAGGTTGTAATATTACCCTTGGCACTTTTGTTTGCTTTAATTTGAAAGCTGGATTCTTAATAATATATTCTTCAGACTGCAACCATCCGAAGAAGCCTTTAAGCATTGTAATGTAACCATTTATTGTTGTTTGTTTCTTGCCTTTTCCTATAAATGCTAAGAACATTCTTAAATCCATAGTTGAAATTGTACTACTTGGCTTTGTAAAGAATTGATCTAACTTTACAAGGAATAACCTATAATTTTCAATTGTTTTTTTACTTAACCCTTCTAGCTTTTTGCAAGCTAAATATATAGCCGCTTTTTCCTCTATGTCACTTGTGATTATATCTGTACATTTTGATGAAATGTCATAATCATAAAGAGTTTCATCTATAGCTTTTTTTATATCTAGTTGCAATGCTAAATTCTGCTCTAATATAGGCATTAACAATGTTATTTTCCCTAAGAGTCTTATACTGGCTTCTTCGTTTAAGTTGCTCATTATTTTCAGTCCTTTCCCTAGTTTTTTAT